GGTCTGGGTCAGAGTGGTGAACCACTGAATCCACGCCATCGTGAGCTTGCGCGTGTCGGTAATTAGGTCGTCCTGGACCGGAAACGCCGCAAATTGCTGGGCCATTACGCGGCCTCATCGCTGCGCTCCACGTCGAGGAAGGCATCCAACAGCGCGACCGGGACGGGGTCGGTGATGATGACGCGGAACACGCGTTGCCTCGCGCTCCCGCACCGGGTCCAGTAGACGCGCGTGCCGTACTGGCCGATCTTCCCGAGGGCGCGCGGGCGCTCGTTGCCCCACGTGCGGCCGCCGTCGTTCGAGGACTGCATCACGACCTGCGGAGTGGACCCCTGTCCGGTCCCGCCGGTCCCGACCCCGACCTGCACGAACAGCGTGAAGCGGCTGTAGAACACCCGCCTCAGCCCGTCGATGATGGCCGGCGCCTGCCGGACGCGGCGCAAGGGCCGGCTGTCCACGTCGGTGTAGTAGTCGGAGGAGACCTCGTGGATGTCGCCCGTTTCGCGGTCACACATCAGGTGCTTGTTGAAGGCGAAACAGTGGAACTGCGGACGCCAGGACGTGTACGTATTCTGCTCGGCGATCCACGTGCCGCGCTCGTGCCAGAGCCCCGTGGCGAAGTCGAACGTCCACGTCATTTGCCCCGGAAAGGACAGCAAGTAGAACGCGTGGCCGACCTGCTCGTAGGTTTCCCCAATCGAGTTGGTCAGGGTCGAAAACTGGGCGAAGGCGTATTCTGAGGCGTGCGTCGAGATCCGGCTGGGGGTGAACCCTTCCGCGCGCATCACGATCCCTTGGCCGTTGCGGTTCCGCGACAACCACACCATCGAGCCGCCGGCCTCTTTGAGCGAGAAGGGGGCGGCAATCCCCACCGGCACGAGTCCGCTCGGATGGGGCGCGAACGGGAAGGGGAAGGTGCCCGCGTTGTACCAGACCTCGGACGTCTGCTCACCCAGGAGCCAGATATGGCCGTAGGAGGAGACGCCCATCGAGACCCAGGGGTCCGATCCGATCGTCCGGCCGGCAAACTGCGTCGGGTCCCAGGTGGTCCCGTCAAAGAGGTCGGAGATCCGGAATTGCGCGTTCGCCGTGTTGAAGCACAGAAAGTAGCCGTAGAGCATGGCGCCCATCGTCGCGCCGCTCGAGATGACCTCCGTGAGGACATCGGTCGCGAGGTCGTAGTTGTAGCCCTTGTCCCCGGACGTGACGAAGAGTTGGCCGCCGCCATCGCCGTTCGTGCTGATGGTCGCCGGGTTGGCATCCCCCGCCACCGTGCCCCGATTGATCGCCGTCTGGTTCTCGAAGAACTCGTAGAACACGTTCCCGACCACCCCGAAACACCGGCCGGCCGACTCGAACATCGCCTTCCCGCCGCTGGTGTCGACGGCGACAAACACGGCGGACCCGGGAATCGAATACAGGGCGATCTGCGCGTTGGCCCCCTTGGACGCCACGACCTCCGGATAGAGATTGATCGTGCGTTCGGCGTCGACGGTCGGCGACTGCGCGGGGTACGATCCTCCGATGAAACTCGGGTAGCGCATCAGCCGCCGCCTCCCGTGTCGGTGCGAATGTCGTACCCGCTCCCCCAGATTGGCGCGAGTCGTGGATCGAACTGCGCCTCGGTCGGCTGGTAGTTCGCGCGCTTCACCCAAGCCAGGGCGTCGTCGGCGTCCGCCTTCAGGTCGGGACGCAGTTGGCGTCCGAACTCCGGCGCCAGCACCTTCGCGAGATTGAGGCGAATGGCCAGCCCGTACCCGGGCGGAAACGTGTAGACCGTCGTAAGATCCGCGAACTGTGACAGCGCGGTCGGCGTGTAGAGCACGAGGGCCGCGAGCGAGCTGGTCGGCACGGGGTAGACCGTGATCGTCCCGAGTCCCGCCGCCCAGGCGTGATCGTAGTAGATGGCGTAGGGGAAGGTCGACGTGGCCGACTTCTGCGCGATCCGCTGGAATTGCGCCAAGAGCAACGGTGGCCCGCAGGGAATCTCCAGCGGCATCGCCGCCGTGTTGTCTTCGATGACACTGACGCCTTCGATCCAGAGCGGCCGCTGCTGGTCGAAGTTCCCGCCCGAGCCGATCGTGTAGGCCGCTTGGCTGGCCGTCAAGGCGTACACCGTCCGCGTGACGACGAAGATGGTCCACCGTTGAGTGGCCCATCCGTCGATCATCTCGTTGAGCGCCTCAAACCCCGCCGCCATGTCTTCGGCGGACGGGGTGTCGGAGGCGTCAATCACGCCCAGTGACCGTAGGGCGCGCGTAACGATGGTGTTCGCGGACGGCATGGCGGCGTTACTTGCCCTTCTTGCCCTTCTTGCCGTCCGGCGCATCGCCCGCCGGCGCGTCGCCACCGGCGGTGACGCCGGAATCGCGAGCATCGCCCGCCGGCGCGTCCGCGAAGTCCGCCGGGCTGTCCTTCCAGCCCGTCGGCAGCGACGCCAGATGATCGGGAGACTTGGCCAGCACGGACCGGCCGTCACGGTAGTAAACCCACTTGGAACTCATAACGCTCCTTCGAGTGCGCCCGGCCCCAGGCGATGCACGAGTACGGCCACAAGACACGCGACGCCGACCATCGGGAGGTAGGCGTGGTGTTCCTGCATCCCCTCCCCGGTCGACCAGAGAAAGCGCGGCAGAATGCTCACGCCCACCACGAGCGCACCGAATGCCGCCCACGAGCGGCACCGGAGCCACCACGCGCCGACACCCCCCGCCACGACCGCGAGGGCGCCCAGCGCGACGAGGCGCCAGACCGCTGGCACGCTCCACGGGTCCGGGTCGATGGTGAAGCCCACGGGCACCACAAAGAGACGCACCCAACGCCAGAACGCCGTCGCCTGAAGGGCGGCTTCATCGAGCCGTCCACTGGTGGTCGCCATCCGGGCGCTGTAGGCGATCAGCGCGCGCCAGGTGAACCACTGGGCGTACCACGCCAGCCACCAGCCCACCCCAGCCGCCGTCACGGCGAGGGCCGTCAGCCCGCGCCACGGCACGCGCGGTCGACTCGTCGCCCACGCCAGCGCCACAACCGGGAAGGCGATCAGTCCAATTTCCTTGCTGAGCACGGCCATGCTCAGGCCGCTGACGAGCGCCACGAGGCCCGCCAGCGTCCTCCGGTGCAGGACACCCCAGATCGCCCCGACCACCCCGAGCGCGACCAAGAGGTCAGCCCTGGCACTGACGTAGGCCACGGCTTGGCTATTCAGGGGATGCCACAGAAACACGGCCACGCCGGCGAGCGGCGCCGATGTCCCGCCCACTAGCGCGCTCAGGACCATGTAGAGGGCGGTCCCAGCGAGGAGATGGAGTCCAACGTTGACCCCATGAAAGGTTCCAGACCGCAGGGACACGTCCGACTGCACCTGATAGGTCCACTGCGTCAGCCCCCGTCCCGGTACCGCGAATCGGGCGGGGCGATGGCTGGGCGCCAAGTCAGCCGTCCAGTTCGCATCCTCGTAGACGAACGGCGCTGTGAACACGGGCGCATAGATCGCCGTCGTGATGACCAGGACCAGCCAGAGTCCCAGGCGCGACGTCACGGGGTGGCCGCCTCCGCGGCGCGCTCGAGGCGACGGGCAGCGTCAAAGGCTGGAAACTGCGTGAGGATGGCCCGCGCCCGTTGCGACGCATCAGTGTAGCGCCCCTCGATCAGGTCCAGGGTCGCCAGATTAAACGTCGTGTACACCCAGGTATCCTCCCGTTCGCGGCATCGGCGCGTCCCCCGTTCGACGAGGGCTTCCGCGATCAAGTACTGCCGGCGGGCCTCCTGTCGATCCCCGCGCTGTTGCGCGAGCACCCCGAGGTTGACCGCCGACCGTGGCTTGTCCGGGGCACGCGCGGCCGACTCCGTCCAGAGTGCCACCTCGTCACGCCAGATGGGCGTGCGCCAGGCGGTCAACGCCGCCAACGCGCACACCCACACGAGGAACCCCAGCCGCCAGCCCGCCATCGGGACCGGCGTCTAGTTGCCGCGGAACTGCGGCGTCGACCCGTAGGCGAACGGCGCGATGTTCACGCCGAACCACTCGAAGCCGCTGCCGGCGGTTCGGGCGTCGCACATCCACTGGTTGCCGGTGCGGATGTTGATCCACGGCAAATACTGGACCGTGGCCAGCGCGCACGACCCCAACGGCGGATCGGTGATCTGGAACATGGCGCCGACGCCATACGTGACGGTCGCGCCGGAGGCGTGGGGGGCGGCCCGCGTGCCGCCGACGCCGCGCATCACCTGAATCGTGGTGCTGGTGCAGGACCCTGTGGTCGCGCCACACGACTGCACGAGGATCTGCTCCCAGTCGATGAACAGGTAGCTGCCGACCTGGAGGATGGTGGCCCCGGACCCGACGCTGGCGATCGTAATCTGCTGCGCCGTCGCCGTGACGGCCGTCGAGGTCGTGGTCGTGGGAACCGTGGTCTGCGCGAGCGCCGGCAGGCTGAAGGCCAGGACCAGCGCCGCAACGAGGGCCGAGAAGCGGAAGCGAATCGTCGTCATTGAAGTCTCCACTGAACTGAACCGGTGAACAGGGGTCCGGCGAGGCGTCCAAGGGGCGCCTCGCCGAGACGATTCCCTAGCCGCAGACGCGGCCGCCCATCTCCGCCCGGACCGCCGCCCAGCCGTACATGCAGTCGATCCGGGCCGGCGCCTGGTCGGTCCGGACCTCATACTGCTTGACCATCCGGAGCGCGACGCCGAGTTCCTTGTTGCTCACGCGCTCGGCCACCCACACGCCCTGCGGCAGCGGGAGGTCGACCATGACCATCGCGTAGGCCCCCTCGTTAAACACGAGGGCCTGCGGCGTCAAGACGCCCGCGTAGGACGAGGCGTGTCCGAAGGTGGTCATCGCCGCGTTGTCCGCGACGCCGGCGCTGACGTTCTGGAGGGCCCCCGACGTCACGATGGACGGCGAGATCGGCACGGTGGCGTTGCCGCTGCCGTCCGAGTCCACGTCGGCCGTGACCGTGAAGTCCATCAGGTTCGACAACGTCTGGTAGTTCAGGGGGTTGATCGCGTAGACCCCCGCGAACTGGACCACGTCGCCTTCCTTCAGGAACCCGGTGATGCTGTTCGAGCAGCCGTCGATGATGATCGACGCGCCCGTTTGCACGGCGGCGCTGTTGGCGAGCGGCGTGCCGCCCAGGGCGCCGACGGTGTGGGTCGCCACGTTCTGCGACCAGAACCACTCGTCGATACCGAGGGCCTCGTCGCCGAACTTGCCGGCCTTGTACTGCTTGCTGATGGTCGCGGCCGGGTTGAAGATCGTCGACGTGCCGCTCGTGAGATACATGTGCATCTCGGACGAGAGGACCGCGCAGCGCGGCGTCGGGCAGGCGGCGCCGTCGAGCCGAACGCCGATCCCCAGGTACGGCAGGGTCGCCGCCTGCGGCAGCGTGCCGGTGGACCCCGGAGGCACGCCGGGCGTGCCCGTGGTGTAGTACGTCTTCTTGTACATCCGCGACAGGCCATCGAAGTCGATGGTCGTCACGAGCGCATTGACCGCCGGCATGATGTAGCGCTTCCGGTAGTCGTCGACCTGGGTCGCCAGCTCGAGCGAGGACAGTTCGATGCCGATGTTCGCCTGGTCCGTCAGGGTGATCGGCACGATCTGGTTGGTGAGGGCCTGGACCGTGAGGGCCTCGCCCTTGTTGACCTGGTACCGCTGCGGCAGACGGGCGTTCACGGAGAGGCCGACCTTGGCCCCGCCCTGCACGAACTCGTCGCTGTAGCTGCGGTCGACGTTGTTGGCGAACTTGAGCGAGTTGACGAGTATCCGCGTGGTCTCGAAGAGCACCCACGTCGGCGTCACGAGTGTGTTGGACATGAAATCCCCGGGCTACTTAGGCCCGGCGACGACGGTCGTCCTCCGCATTGGCGCGCTTGAAAAACGTGTTGAAGTCGCGCACCTGCGTCAGGGGCTCCGCCTCGCCAGCCGTCCGCGCACCCCGAGCCACTGGCTGGATGGGGGGGTTCGCGTGGGTTGTTCTGGCGGGGCCTGGCGAGCCATGCTTCGCACCAGTGACCGCTGCTTCCATAACACTGAGCGCCCGAATCTGGGCGGCCGGATGCAGACGCGCGAGGCGCTCCATTTCGGGAGCCCCCAACGAAGCGAGATGCAGCAGCAGCGCTGCCGGCTTCTCGGAAAAGCGCAGCGCGTCCATGACGGGACGCGTCGGTTGCAGGTCGGTGAGCTTCTCGGCGAGCTCGGGCGCCTGGCCCAGCTCGTAGAAAATCTCCGGGCCATCCGGGTGAAACTGGGCCAAGAGGTTGACAAACGGGATCTCGAGGTCGGCGACCTCCGCAATCACCGTGTCGAAGTCCGCGTGGGCCGCGCGCGTCGCGGCGACGCTCTGCTGCCACTTCTCCTGGCGGACATAGGTCTGGGCCGCCTCACGCCCCTCGTGGATGTCCTTCTGGACCGCGGCCGTGGCGTCGCGCACGGCTCTGGCCGTGATGTGGGCCGTCAGGTCGCGCTGAAACTCGTTGAAGGTCTTCCCGTCGGCGTCGTACTGCTCCCAGGTCGGCGCGTCCCCGTCGGGTTCCGCGGTGGCGACCGGCGTCTTGGGCGCGGGTTCGGCCGGGGCGAGCCGGCGCGCGGCGCGCTCGCGCTCTTCGGCCTCGAAGGCGCGGCGGGTGTCCTCGCGGAGCTTCGTGAGGGCCGAAATTTCGGCCTGAATCTTGTTGACCCGTCTCGTGCCACGGTCCAGCTTGGGCCTGGCGTCGGGTTTCGCCGGCGCGCCGTCCTCGGTCTCGAGGACCGGCGGCTCCTCACCCTCCGGCGCGGCCGTGTCCGCCGGAGACGGATCACCCTCGGGGATCGTGGGCGATGGCTCGGGCTCTGCCGAAAGGCTCTGGCGCATGGCATCGGCGGACGCATCGGTCACGCCAATGGTGGCGGACTGACCGCGCCAGCCGTCTTTCTCGACCGAGACGATCCCGGTGGTCGCGGTGCTGGACTCCTGCATGGGGCTCCTGGCGCCCGAAAAGTGGTCGTACGCGGGTCGCCACTACGTAGGGTGCCAAGGCGCTCAACTGGCGGTCGGTAATCCGTTGATATTTCTGGCGGGCGCGCGCTCCAGGGACAGCACGAGTCGATACCCGAAGGCATCAAGGATGCGCACGACGGTGAGGACGTGGACGTTGCGCCCCTTCAGGATGCGCGTAAGGGTTTGCGGGGAACAGCCGACCAGATCCGCGGCTGTGGTCAGCCCCAACGTGCCGATCGCCGTGCGGACAATGACGCGCACCTGGCGCATCGTGGTCACTTCCGCGTCGGGACTCATACCGCCGGCCGCTCCGAGGCCCGCGCCGCCGCGTCTTGTCGGGCCGCTCTGGCATCGTCCCGGTCGGCGCCCTTGTGGCCGGCCTCCATGACGGCCTTCGCGCGGGCCATTCGGGCGTCGTGGGTGAACTCGGCCGCCTGGAGGAGCCGCTCCGACTCCGCCTTAAGCAGGGCGATCCCCTCGGCGCTCTCGGTGCGCGTCTGGACTTCCATGACCTTCGCGCGCAGTTCGAGGAGTTTGATGCGCTCCTCGGCCTCGATCTTCAACTTCGTCCGTTCGGTCTCGGCGTTCTCCTTGACGGCGTCGGTCTGCACCTCCTGGGTGAGCTTCTGCAGCGCCTGGGTGAGCTGCTGATTCTGCTGGCCGAGCGCCTGCAGCTGCTGTTGGACCTGCGGCGGCACCTGCTGGTCCTTCTCGTCCGGCTGTGGGGCCAGCTTCCGGAGCTTCTCGGCAATGCGCTTGGCGGCCGGGTTATCCATCTGTTCGAGCCAGTCCGGCGCGATCATCGGCGCCAACTGCGGCGCGGCCTCGAGGATGCCCTGAATGACGGCGGCGTTCTCCTCGCGCTGGGTCGCAAACGAGCGTCCAATGGACACGACCACGTTGTAGCTGCCCTTCGTCAGGTCGTAGTGCTCCTGCTCGGCCGCCTGCTCCTGGACCGCCGGCGAGGGGCCGCCCATCCCGATCATCGCCTTGGCCCGGCCGATGATCCCGGGCCGCGGCGGCACCTGTGAGACCGGGATCGGTGTCTGGTCCGGCCCCCGCACGAACGGCTCATTGATCATGATCTGCTCTTCGGTCTGGTAGTCCTCTCCGAGCGTCCGCATGATGCGGCCTGGGGTGTCGTAGACCTTCGGCATCAGGTCCAGGATGATGCGGGCCTCGTGGGTGATGGAGATTTGCGCCAGGTCGTCCACGTAGTTGGAGGTACCCATTTCGCCCTGGGTCTTCAGGGCGTTGATGGCCTTGCCCGACTGGTTGTCCGACCCGCGGCCGAGCGATGGATTGAACCGGCCGGTCGTGGCCTGGATGTCCATGTCGGCCTCTTGGACCGCCACGACGATCGCCTGAATGGCCGGCTCGACGACGTTCCGCTGCGGCGGGGGCACCAACTGGCCCTCGAAGGTCTTGGGCCGGTAGATGAGGCGCGTCCAGTTCCGGACGTTCGCCAAGTCCCACATGTCCTTGTAGCCTTCGTCCTGTCCTTCGGCCATCACAAACGGGGCCCGTGGCGCCAGCCCAATCGACTCGATCAGAGCCGAGCGCATGACGTTGTAGGACCGCTGGGCGTCCTTGGCGTTCGAGATGACGCCCTTCCAGCACTTGTCGCCGTCGACGACGTACCGCTTGCCGATGACGGGCACGACCGGGATGTAGCGGCCGTCCCACCGCTCCTCCTGGAGGACGTCCTTCGCGTTGACGATGGCCCACTCGACGCGGCGCTTGTCGATGCGGCGGACCTTGACGCCCTCCCGGGCCTCGTAGCCCTCCGGCAGCTCCGGCATCTCCATCGTCTCGCCGGTGGTGGTGTCGAGCACTTTGTAGACGTAGTCATGGACCACGTAGAAGTACTCGGCCACGCGGATGATGCGCTGGCCGTCCGGCGGGCCCTCTCCAATCCACCCCTTCCAGAGGTCGTCTCCGGTGGTCGTGAGCTCGACGGCGCTGTGGCCCACTGGGAAGCCCGGGAACCGCCGGTGGTATTCGTCTTCCGGGAGGTCGGTCGTGATCAGGCACCACTCGGCGTCCGACTTGTCCGGCTTCTGGGCGAACGGGTCGAAATAGACACTGCCCTGGTTCTCGATCTCCGCGATGGTGATGTCCTGGTCGAAGTCGCCGTCGTTGGCGAACTCCTTCAGGATGCGGTAGAAGCCACGCCCGCACTTGACCGCGCGGTCCAGCGCCCATTGCCGGACGCTGGTGGCGTTCGAGTCCACCTCGATCGTCCGGTAGATGCCCTGGCGCACCTCGGCGCCCTTGGCGTTGGCGCCCTCCCCCTTGGGCCGGAACTTCGGCGACAAGCGCGTCGCCCGGGCCTCATTGAGGACCTGCTGAACGGGCTGGTCCAGCTTCGGGATCGTGAGGCACGGACGGGCGGCCGTCATGCGGCCGGCGGGCCCGGTCGCCCCGCCGCGGCGCGCCTCAAGGATCTCCTGGGGCCACTGGTCTTCCGGCAGCGCCCGATCGAAGCGGAGGTCCTCCTGCTCGCGGAGACGTTGGGCGTGCTCCGCCTCGGCGCAGGTCTGGAAACACTGAAGCGCCTGTTTGACCAACTCCGCCTTGCGGGCGGACTCTCGCTGGTCGGGCGTCAGCTCGACGGCGTCCGTCTGGTCCTCCTGGGCCAGAAAGGCGGCACGGTCGTCACGAACGAGCGTGGTCGAGCGAATCTTCTGCGGCTTGGGCGTCCGGGGTGTTTTGGCCATCATCCTGAAGGTCAGGAGGAAGGAACGGCATCACCATAGCCCTCACGGCCGGGCGACGAAGCGGGTCGAATCGCGACAAGTAGGCGTCCAACTGCGGTCGGGTCCGCACAGTGGCCCGCATCAGGCGTTCCAGGCGGGCGAGACTCACCGCGTCTGGTGTCTTTGCGCCTTCATGGGCGCACGGGTTGGCGCGCGCGGCCCAGCCCATTACGCTGGCAGCCCTTCTCCGCGTCCGTAGAGGAAGCACCGGCGGGAGCGCCAACGGCGCAACCACGGAAAAAGGCGAGGCGCCGTGCCGTCACCGACCCAATCGTCCTTCATCCCCTCGGTCCTCTTGGCTGCACCGGCGCCCCCAGTGGCGCGGCCACGAGCCCCGCGGTCTTACTCGCGATGGCCTGCTCATAGAACGCCAGCAGAGCCGCGTGCTGGAACGGCGCGGGCTCCGTCCGGAAGGCCGGGTCTTTACGGTCCGGGTCCAGGGCGTCGGCCTCAAGGCGGAACCGGCGCGCCTCGAGGAGCGCGCTGAGCACGAGGTCGTTGCGCTGAAGGTGCTGAGCCCGACGGTAGGCGTCGTGGGCCGCGCGGGACTTCGAGAGCAGCGTCGTGATCACTCGCCGTCCTCGTCCTCGCCGTCCTCGGTGCACAACAGGACGCCGCCCACGAACAGCAACACGCCGAGGAGCCCGAATCCCCCCACCACCGCGAGCACGAGCATCCCCCAGATCCACCCGCTCAATGCTTCGCCGCCCTTCCCGCGTCGATCAACTGCTCCAAGAGCTGCTGTGGACTGCCGTCCGGTCCGTAGAAGTCCCGCTTTCCGGCCTCACTCGACGCGCTGTCGACGGTCCACGCGCGGTCGATGTCGGCCTGGCTGGGCGGGGTCGGCACTTCGAGCTTGTCGAGGACGAACTTGGAGGACAGCCCCCCGAACGCGCGGGCGTGCTGCTGCTCGAAAAAGCCGAAGACCTTGTCGGCGAGGTCGAGAGAGACCGGGAAGCCCTGAAACGCCTTGATGAAGGTCGTACGCCACGTGAAGCGGCCCCCGCCGATGACCTCGGCGAGCATCTGCGGGTCGCTGGCCACCATCGTCATGATGCGGCCGATCCAGACATTGATGGCCTCGCCGACCGGGCGGGATTCGGCCGACTGCTTCAAGGCGTTCACGTACTTCACGATAGCAACGCCGGGCGTGAAGACGATGCGGTTTATCCGACTGACACGACTAACACGACTGACACGATGTGTGGAACGTGGAACATGCTTTAGGTGCCCATCCACGCCTGGCCGGAGGGCGGGGCGGAGAAGGTCTCACCCTGCTCGACGTGGGGCTCGCGGTCGACAACGGGCGCCGCGAAGGTGAGGGCGAGGGCGTCGGCGTCATCTGGGGAGCTTAGGCCGCGCTTCTTCATGGCCTCCTTCGACTCCAGGACGATCCGGTCTTGCTGGTCGTGGTGGTAGCCCGGTCCCGTCAGGTCGGTCTCGAGGCGCGCGTGCGGGTCGATGGCGCCCTTCGACAGCCAATCGCGCAGCCGCCCCCACATATAGGCGCGCATATTGGCGTACTTGCGGTCCGGGCTCTTCCCGCTGAATTGGACCTCCATGACGTTGCGATGGCCGAGCTGCTGGAGGCGGTCGGCGATGGGGCCCCCGATCCCAGTCCCATCAACGAACAGCATCGCGACGGGACGGCCAGCGTACGTCTTCGTCAGCACGTCGACGGCCACCGTCACGAGCCGCATGGAGTCGCGGGCCTCCGCGCCGGGAATCCGCACCGGCGGGATAGACCTGGCATCGGTCCCGCGGCGGAACCGGAAGACACACTCGTCTTCACCGCCGCGGGCGACGTCCAGGCCGCAGACAAGCGGGTCATCCGCGAGGACCGCCGGCTCCTGGCGCTGGGCTGCACTCACTAGGTCGGTGCCGATGTATTGCAGGTCGGACGCGCGCGGGGGGAGCCCCTTGACGCGCACCCGCACAAAGTCAGAGTCTTCGCCGTAATCGGTAATCCACTCCTCGATTTGGGCCTTGTTTGTGAACCGCGAGGTCCGCGAGTCCACCACGACCGGGTTCCACCGATGGCGCATGGACCCGAAACAGGCCGCGTGGAAGCTCCCGTGCGACCGGGTGCAGTTCCCGAACAGAAAAATCATCGGCTCGCCGTCGGTCAGGCCGCCCTCAGCGACCTCGTAGATGCTCTCGGGGATGGCGGAGGCTTCGTCAAAGATGTAGAACGAAGTCGAGTCGGCCGCGTGCTGGCCGGCAAACGCTTCGCTATTTTCCTCTTTGGAACTCTGCGGCGCTACAAACCATGAATCCTTGAAGCCGTTCCGGTACATCCGCTCGGTGTTCACCGTGAACCAATGACCGGTCTTGCAGAGTTTGGTCCATCGCTGGATGCCGGCCCACGTCTTGGTCTGGAGCTGGGTGATGGTGTTGGCGGTGATGGTGCCCTGGGCGTGCGGGCGGGTGGACATGATCCAGTCCACGAGGAATCCGACTTCGACCGACTTCCCGATGCCGTGGCCACTGGAGACGGCGAGACGAATCGGCGCGACCGCCGTATGCCCGTCGAACTTGCGGGCCCGGACCTCCTGGCCAATCCGATCAAGGGCCTCCCGCTGCCACACGTCCGGGCCGTCGTGCGACTCGAGTGACCCGGGCTCGCCCCAGGGATACATCGCCAGCACGAAGCCGAGCGGGTCATTGTAAAACTCGGCGACGGTCTCGTGGAGGAGCACCTCGTACGTGGGCGCCGCGCTATCGCCCGCTGGCACGCTTCCGCCCACGCAGGAGGGCCTCAATGAGGGCCTCGTCCGCATCCAGCTTCACGCGCTCGACCAGGAGGGCGAAGTGCTTGCCGAGCATCTCCAGGGTGCGGGGCTTGTCCCACACTTTGATCCTGTGGACCGTGTCGGTATGGCCGTCACCGGCCTGGGCGTTCTTGATGATGACTTCGATGCTGGCGATACAGGCGGCCTCTTCCTCGGTGAGGTCCTGAATCGGGCGCAAGTTCCCGCGGTCGTCGAAGAGACTTCGCACGTTCGAGAACGCCAAGCGACGCATCTCCTCGAGAGTGCGCGCGGCCGACAGGTCCGCTTTCGCAAGCTGTCGCTGTGTCTTTTTTGCCACTTCGGCGGCCACCTCAACATTCCTCAACAGTCGCTCGGCTGCCTGGGCGGCGCCACGCGGGCTGTAGCCGGCGCGCAGGCAGGCGGCTGTAGCGTTCAGGTCGATGAGATACTCCGCGACGAACCGAGCCTGCCGCGGTGTCATAGTGGGCCCCATTCCTGCTCAGCTAGCGCCAGTGAGAACTGCAGGCGGTGGTCCATCTCGGCGGTCGCGGCTTGGAAGTCCTGCCACGCTTGGCGGTGTCGCTCGGCGAGGGTGGACGGCTTGAGCACGGGGACGCCGGCGCAGGCGTGCCAGTAGGCGTCTTCGGCAGTCATGCTCTAATTGTCAAGCCAAGAGCGGTGAAAGCGCTGAGATTTATCCGACTGACACGAGTTGCAGGATGCGGCGCCAGGGCCCACGCCTTGGCGCAGTTGACGCGCGCCCTGCTCTGGCTCGACACCGAACCACGCCTTGAACTCGACGGCCGTCATCATACCGCGGGTCTCTTCCCGTCCCAGCGCACCTGGGGCCAATGGGCCTGGAGATACCGCTGGAACGCCTCCGGGTAGATCCGGATGGCCCGGTAGGCTTTGCGCCGGC